ACTTTTGACGGCGAGCCTGTTGTTGTTAGTGAACAATTGTTGGTTAAACTTCGGTCATTTACCGAAAGAAGGAGATTTTAATGGCTATCAACCTAAAAGCAATTACCTCTACGATGGGGTATCAGCAAATCACTAGCTTGAGTTCTTCAACTGCGTTGACCGTCCCACAAAGAAATCAAAGCGGTTTGTCTGGTACTCCTAGCATTGCAATCATTACACCCGAAACACAAGCTGTGCGTTGGCGTGATGATGGTGTTGCTCCTACCACATCGGTTGGTATGCCATTGGCTGCTGGTGTCACTTTGCAGTATGACGGTGACTTATCGCAAATTCGTTTTATTGAGCAAACAGCAGGCGCAAAGCTCAATATTACCTACTACTCATAAGGTGAAAACATGAACATCTCTAATGACGCGCCAGCATTGAACTACGTTGAGTATTTTACTAAGCAATTGCCTGTTGACCTAGCAAACATGGCGGCTTTGCGTGATGAATTGGCAATTCGCCAAGGCGCATTGTCTGCTGTTCAAGACACATTAACAGACCGAGCCGCCGCCGCCGCCCAGCTTAAATCTGCACAAGCCGAAGCCGCCGCTATTTTGGCAAAAGCAGAAGCAGAAGCAGAAGCCACTAAAATCAAAATGGCAGAACTTGAAGCCTTTGAAAAATCATTAGATGACCAAGTAAAAGCCTTTGGTGCATCAAGCAAAACGCGCGAAGCTACATTGACTAGCCGCGAAAAAACCGTTGAAGCGCGTAATGCTGTTCTAGAACAAACTCAAACTAACCTGACTGCATTGGCAGCTAAGTTGGCAGCAGATCAATCTGCGCTTGATGCCCGTATTAAAACTTTCCAAGACAAAGTTGCCGCATTAAGTGCATAATGCACACAAACTGTACTGGTGCAGAACATCAGGGAATCTTAGGATTCAAAAATGACTGAAGAAGTCCAAAACCTAGCGGAAGTTGACTCCGCGCCATCTCCTGAAGTGACGACCACTCCTGAGAATGTAGAACAAAAGTCGGTAGTTGCTGATGAAAGCACCGATCAGTCTGTTGAGGAAAAGAAATACTCGCAAGCTGATATTGATGCAATGATTGGCAAACGCCTCGCAAGAGAGCAACGTAAGTGGGAACGTGAACAAGCGCAACGATCTGTTGAAAGACAAGTCGTGCCAAGTGAGATTCCAACGCCAGACCAGTTTCAATCTCCTAATGACTATGCGGAGTTCATCCGTTTAGAGGCAGATAAGCTAGTCCAGCAACGGGAAGCCGCAAAGCAACAGTCGCAAGTTCTAGAGAGCTATCAAGAGCGTGAAGAGATGGCGCGGGATAAATATGATGACTTTGAACAAGTTGCATATAACCCTAACCTACCGATTACAAACGTGATGGCAGAGACGATTCAACATTCAGAAATTGGCCCTGAGTTAGCTTACTATCTCGGAACCAACCCAAAGGATGCGGAACGTATTTCTCGTTTATCGCCTTTCATGCAAGCAAAAGAGATTGGCAAGATTGAGGCTAAGTTAGCTGATAACCCGCCAATTAAAAAAACGACTTCTGCACCAGCACCGATTTCGCCTGTTACAGCAAGAACCACTGGTTCACCAGCCTTAGACACTACGGACCCGCGCTCTATCAAGAGCATGACAACTTCGCAGTGGATTGAAGCTGAACGCTTACGACAGACAAAGAAGTGGGAAGCGCAGCGCAACCGCTAATTTTTTTAAAGGACCAAAATGTCTAATAGCATCTTAACCATTGACATGATCACCCGTAAGGCTCTCGAAATTCTTGAGAACAATCTAGTGATCACCCGTAACGTGAACCGCCAGTACGATGACAGCTTTGCTGTTGAAGGCGCAAAAATCGGTTCTACATTGCGTATCCGTTTGCCCGACCGCGCTCTGGTAACTGACGGAGCCGCCTTGCAAGTGCAAGATGACAACGAACAGTTCACAACTCTGAGCGTTGCTTCTCAAAAGCACATCGGTGTTAACTTCACATCTGCTGAATTGACCATGCAATTGGATGATTTCGCAGAGCGTGTGTTGAAGCCTCGTATTAGCCAATTGGCATCTTCTATTGATGCTGATGTTGCTAACTGCTTTAAGAGCATTGGTAACACCGTTGGTACACCTGGCACTACACCAGCCACTTCTTTGGTTCTGTTGCAAGCTCAACAAAAACTGAACGAAAACGCTGCCGTGATGTCTCCACGTTACGCTACCGTCAACCCAGCTGCTAACGCAGGTTTGGTTGAAGGCATGAAAGGTCTGTTCAACCCAACAGACACTATCAGCAAGCAGTTCAAAAACGGCATGATGGGTGTGGGCGTGTTGGGCTTTGAAGAAGTCAATATGTCTCAGTCTATCAAGCAGTTCACTACTGGTTCGCGTACCGCTACTGGTGGTACTTTGTCTGCCGCTGTGACTACTGAAGGCGCAACAACTATCGCTATCACAGGCGCTGGTAACGCTGGCACTATCAAGATCGGTGACGTTTTCACTGTTGCTGATTGCTACGCTGTGAACCCACAAACCCGTGAATCCACTGGTTCGTTGTTCCAGTTCGTTGCAACTGCCGATGTGACCTTGAACGGTTCTGGCGCTGGTAACGTGACTGTTGCTGCTATGTACTCTGCTGGTAACGCTTTGGCTACCGTGGACGTTTTGCCACAAAGCGGTAAGGCTGTTGTGTTCGTTGGTACAGCATCAACTCAGTACCCACAAAACTTGGTGTACCACAAAGATGCGATCACCTTCGCTACTGCCGACTTGCTGTTGCCACAAGGCGTGGACATGGCTTCTCGCGCTGTTCACAACGGTATTAGCTTGCGTGTTGTGCGTCAGTACGACATCAACAACGACCGTCTGCCTTGCCGTATTGACGTTCTTTATGGCTTCAGCACTATTCGCCCACAAATGGCTTGCCGCCTCTGGGGTTAATTGAAATGGGGCTTCGGCCCCGTTCTTTGTTTCATCTTTTTTAAGGAAATTTATCATGGCACTCCCAAACGGCGCAGGCGGCTATCAAGTCGGTGCAGGTAACCGCACAGAAACTATCATGGGCGCAATGGCTGCTCCTCAAACAGCTACTGCTACTGCAACTTTGACCGCAGCTCAAATCGTTAACCAGATGTTGGTGGCTAACCCCTCTACATCTGCTGCGACATACACGCTGCCTCTAGGTACTGCAATCGACACCGCAATTCCTAACGCTATTGTTGGTAGCACTTTTGACTTGTCAATCGTGAACATCGGCACTAGCTCTGGCGCAGTGACTTTGGCTGTTAACACTGGTGTGACCGATGGCGGCAACGCTTTGGTTGCTATCGCTGTAACAACCAGCCAAATCTTCCGTTTCCGTAAGACTGGTGACGGTACTTACGTTGTGTATCGCCTCGGCTAAATCTAAAGGGGGCTTCGGCCCCCATTTTTAAAAGGATTAGAAAATGGGTAATACTAGATCAATTGGCGTTGCGTACAGCGACCAAGATATTGATGGCGGCACTATTGGTGCTGTTACTCCTTCAACCGTGGTTGGAACTACCGTTTACGCTACAACCGAAATTGGCTATACCGCAGCGGGACAAGGTGCTGTGACGCAATTGACAAGTAAATCGACAGGCGTGACTTTAAACAAGTCTGCTGGTCGTATTACGATGCATGATGCGGCATTGGCAGGAAGCGCTGCTGTGTCATTTATCTTGACTAACAGCACAATTTCAGCCAATGACACAATCATTGTTTGCGTTTCTAGCAACACTACTGGTAGCGCGGCGGGAGCTTACACCACTTACGTTTCGTATTTGGCTGCTGGTTCTGCTTTGATTACGTTGCGAAATTTGACTACTGCCACTTCATACTCTGAAGCTGTCATCATCAACTTTTCCATCATTCACGGCGCAAGCTAACCTAAACGGGGCTTCGGCCCTGTTTTAAAGGATTCTCATGAGTGTGATTTACATGAAGCACGAAGTTCATGGGGCTAAAGTTGCCACTATGGAACTTGAAGCCATTGCTGATGAAGCAAATGGATGGGTGCGCTATACTCTAGACACACCTGTTGAAGAGGTGGCTCCTATCAACGTGCTGGAAGTAAAACGCCGTAGAAAAGTGACTACTGAAGAGGTCTAAGCATGGCTACATATACAGCGGGTGACCAGATCAATCGGGCCTTGCGTCTGTTGGGTGTGCTTGCCGAAGGTGAGACTCCATCTGCTTCCATGTCGCAAGATGCGCTAATGTCCTTGAATCAGATGATTGATTCGTGGAATACAGAACGCCTTTCCGTATTTTGTACCCAAGACCAAACTTTTACTTGGCCTGCTGGTGAATACATCCGCACACTTGGCCCGTCAGGTAACTTTGTGGGCTTACGCCCTGTCTTGTTGGATGACGCGACTTACTACCGCGACCCAAGCACTAACGTGTCTTATGGTATTAAGTTCATCAACCAACAACAATACAACGGCATTGCGGTTAAAACAGTCACTAGCACTTACCCGCAAGTAATCTTTGTGAACATGGGGTATCCAGACATAACAATGTCTATTTACCCTCGCCCAACACGGGACTTGGAATGGCACTTTGTTAGTGTCCAAGAATTAGATCAACCAGCCACTTTGGTGACTGAGATTCTTTTCCCGCCTGGCTATCTGAGAGCGTTCACATACAACCTAGCAATGGAAATTGCGCCTGAGTACGGCATTGAGCCATCTCCTCAAGTGCAACGTATTGCCATGACATCTAAGCGCAATCTGAAGCGCATCAACAACCCTGATGATGTGATGTCCATGCCTTACGCAATTGTGGCAACCCGTCAGCGTTTTAATATCTATGCGGGTAACTACTGATGGATTCCCCAATCCTTGGTTCTTCCTATGTGGCTCGTAGCGTTAACGCTGCGGATAGTCGCATGGTTAATTTGTTTCCAGAGATTGTCCCTGAAGCGGGTAAAGAACCAGCGTTTTTGTCTCGTTGCCCTGGCCTTCAGCGCAAATCATCCATTGGAGATGGTCCAATCCGTGGGTTGTGGAAAGTCAACGACATCATGTATGCGGTGTCAGGAGACACGTTTTACAAGGTTGAAACGTATGGTCGCACTCGTTTAAAGGGTACGGCTATTGGAACAGTTACAGGCACTGGTCCTGTTTCTATGTCTGATAACGGCACTCAGATTTTCATTGCTTGCAACCCAGATGGGTTTATCTACAACACAAGCACAGAAGTCTTTGCTGAGATCACCGACCCTGACTTCGCTGGCGCGGTAACGGTTGGCTACATTGATGGTTACTTTGTGTTCAACGAACCCAACAGTTCTCGGTTCTGGGTGACTCAGTTGCTTGACGGTACTTCGGTAGACCCATTAGATTTTGCAAGCGCAGAAGGCGACCCTGATAACTTAGTTTCTTTGATCGTAGACCATCGAGAAATCTGGTTGTTTGGCACTAACTCAACTGAAGTTTGGTATGACGCAGGAACCGCAGATTTTCCTTTGCAGAGAATCCAAGGTGCGTTTAATGAAATTGGTTGTGCCGCGCCTTACTCTGTGGCAAAGGTAGATAACTCTGTTTTCTGGCTAGGCTCTGATGCCCGTGGTCGCGGTATTGTTTACCGTAACAATGGCTACAAAGGTCAGCGCGTATCAACCCATGCTGTTGAGTGGCAAATCCAACAATACACAGATATTTCTGATGCGTTGGCATACACCTACCAACAAGATGGACACGCTTTCTATGTGTTGATCTTCCCTACCGCTAACACGACTTGGGTTTATGACGCATCTACACAAGCGTGGCATGAACGTGCGGGTTGGGACAATGGAGATTTCACCCGCCACCGATCTAACTGCCAAGTGGTCTACAACAATGAAATCATTGTGGGTGACTACGAAAACGGCAATTTGTATGCGTTTGACCTAGAAGATTACACAGATAACGGAGACATCCAAAAGTGGCTTCGTTCGTGGAGAGCATTGCCAACAGGCACTAACGACCTAAAGCGCACATCTCAACACACATTGCAGATTGATTGTGAGGCTGGTGTTGGCATAGACACAGGCCAAGGTAGCGACCCGCAGATGATGTTGCGCTGGTCTGATGATGGTGGTCATACTTGGTCTAACGAACATTGGATGTCAATGGGCAGAATCGGCGAGTATTACAACCGCGCATTTGCTAGACGCATGGGCATGACGCTAAAGTTGCGTGACCGTGTATATGAATTGTCAGGCACAGACCCTGTGAAAATTACAATCATGGGCGCACAACTTAACGTAACGCCTACCAATGCTTGACGCATCTAACACCAGAATTCCATCTTCACGGGTTCCCGTGGTGGATTCCCTTGGTCAGCTTATGGAGCGTTCTTGGTATCGGTTTTTCACAAACCTATACAACTATTTTTTGACGTTGCCATTTGGGTCTTTTTCAGACACAACAAACCAGACTGCCGCAGCCAACACGCCTACCGCAATCACGTTTAACACAACTGGTGTAACACGAAACACTACAGTAGGAACCCCAACATCTCGGATTGTGTTTAACGCTGAAGGTCTGACAACAGTAACAGCTAGTTTGCAATTCACTAACGCCACAGCGACTGAAGATGCTGTTTATGTTTGGTTGCGTAAGAATGGCGTTGATACTACCGCCACAGCCAGCACAATTACTGTTCCCAAAAAAGTAGGTGCAGTTGACGGGGCGGCTATTTTGACGGTCAATTTCTTTGAGGAATATGCCGCTGGTGACTATCTTCAGTTGTACTGGCTAACCGTTAGTGGCTCGGCTCAACTAACAACCATTGCCGCTACTACATCTCCTGCCAAGCCAGCATCCCCAAGTGTGGTGCTAACTGTAAGCCAGATCATATGAAATGGTTAATTAGCCATGAAATTAACCGATGATGTCTGGAACGTGATAAAAACCTACCTGCATGACAGGATGGGGTTTAACGCAACGCAAGAAACGCGCAAATGGATGGAAAAGAACTTAGAAATTACGCCTTTTGATGGAGGCGCTTTTGTGGCAAGTGGTAATGAGTTTGATTTGTTTGTTGTTCCTGAGAAGCGGTGTAGATGGAGCGTTAGGGGAGATGGGATAAATTTTCTTAACAAAATGTCAAAGCTACACGATACAATGGTTGTAAGAATTTATGAAGACAATAAGCCGTCACTGCGATTGGCAAAGGGTTTCGGTTTTAAAGAAGTCAGTCGTAATCACGGCGTAATTCGATTGGAGAATTCATCATGGGCAAGGTAGTAGAAAAAGTTGGTGATATTGGGCAAGGCGCAATCAACGCTGTTGGCGACCTTGGCGCTGGCATTGACCGCACCGTCCGTGATGTAGTACCAGGCGGCTGGACAACCGCAGCTTTGTTAGCTGGTGGGTATTATTACGCACCTGAAATTGGTGCGTATGTAAATTCATCAGGCGCTACGGTTCCTGCGTCTCAAGTTGTTGGAGGTGCTAATGCTGCTGGTGCTGGTGCTGCTAGTGCTGCTGGTGCTACTGGTGCTACTGGTGCTGGTATGTCCAACTACCTGATTCCTGCAACTATGGCTGGTAGCTCGCTGTTGGGAGCTACCGCAGCCACTAGCGCAGCAAGAACGCAAGCTGATGCCGCAAATCGTGCCGCACAACTTCAGCAAAATCAATTTGAACGACAAATTGAATTGCAAGCGCCTTATCGCCAAGCGGGAGAACGCGCCCTTGGTAAACTTGAATTGGCTTCTGAGTACACCCCGTTTGGGATGGACCAGTTTCAACAAGACCCAGGTTATGCTTTTCGTTTAAAAGAAGGTCAAAAAGCACTTGAACAATCTGCGGCGGCGCGTGGAGGCTTGATTTCTGGTAACGCTTTAAGAGCCGCCACCCGTTACGGTCAAGAAATGGGTTCGCAAGAATACACCAATGCTTTTAACCGTTACCAAACCGAGCGCAACGCACGCCTAAATCCTTTGCAATCATTGGCTGGTGTTGGTCAAAGTTCAGTTAATCAAATTGGCGCGGCTGGTCAAAATTATGCCAACAATGCTGGTCAAGCCATTGGCGCGGCTGGTCAAGCAACAGCGTCTGGATACATGGGCGTGGCAAATGCTGCCAACCAAGGCTTCAACCAATATTTAAACTACACCCAAAACCAAGCAACCAATAACTTGCTGCAACAAGCGTTGCGTAATCAAGGCAACAGGTCTAACCCAGTTTATGATTATTAAGGGATAAATATGGCACTCGTTGACCCAAACATTGCAATGGGGTTCAGACCAACACAGTTTGAACAGCGCAATCCATTGCAGGAATACGCACAAATTCAGCAACTCCAAACTTCGCAATTGCAAAACCAGTTGGCTCGTCAGCAAATGGAGCAAGAGCAAGGCGTAATTGACTATTTAAATAGGGCAGATTTGTCAACACCATCTGGTGTTTCAGGTTTAAGCAAATTTGGCAAAACTGGTTTAGGTTACCAAAAGTTACTTACTGAACAACAAACAAATGAGTTGAAGCGTCAAGAACTGAAAGGCAAAGTGCGTGATCAGCAAATGACTGCTCTTGGTACTGGCTTAACTTCTGTTTTAAACGACCCTTCTGACTCTAGCTTAACAGCGGCTTTTGATCGTTTAGACGCAACGGGCGTTGATACTACACGTTTTCGCCAAAGCCTTTTGTCTGAGCCTGATCTTGCAAAACGTAAAGCAGTTATCACGCAGTATGTGACTTCAAATCCAGAAGGTCGCCAAGCCTTAACCTTTGTACAGCCAAAGCCTGAAAAATTTGATTTAAATGGAAAGATTGTTGTTATAGACACAAACCCCAACAGTCCAACATATAAACAACAAGTTCAAGAATTTGAAAAGACTGCAACGATTGCTGATAAATTTGCGCGTGAAAAGTTTAATTGGGAAAAAGCCAATCCTGGCTTTGAACTTAGAGAAACTGAAGACGGAAATGTTGTTGGTGTAAACAAACGTACATTGCAAGCATTTCCTGTAATGATGGGTGGTGCTGCGCCTGTTGCTCCTGCAACTCCTGTAGACGGTAGCCCTAGAGTTCCTGCTAACAATCTAGCCCCAACGCCAGCAAATGTTAATAGATTAACACCAGCAAGCTCACAAGTAATCCCAGGCATGAATAGCGTGTTAGACCAACGTGCGCCTGCTGCTCCTGTGGCGACTACAACACCACAAATGCCACAAGCTGGTATGCCATTAAAAGGTGCGCGCAAAGAAGCGCCAGCTAAATTTAATGACACGGATATGCAATTGGCTGGATTGGCTGGTTCACTCAAAGAATTTAAAGACGAAGTTGGCAAGAATTTGACTACAGGTGCTAAATTTTTACCATCTGGTGCAGATACAGCTAGGATGCAAGCTAAGTACACATCTTTGTTGATGGGTGTGAAAGACTTGTACACGCTTGGCGCGTTGGCTGGTCCTGACATGGCAATTATTGAATCTCAACTTACAAACCCTGCTTCTTGGTCTGGAAAGTTCACGACCAAAAAAGGTTTTGAAGAGCAAATTCAAGTCATTGAAGATATGCTAAAGCGTAGCGCAACAAACGTAGAAAACACTTATGGTCGCACACCTAAAGCCACTAGAGAAGCCCTTAAAGGATTGCCAAGCGGTGGTTCTGGCGGTTTTGCTGGTGCAACAGCAGACAACCCACTTGGCTTGCCAGGAAGGTAATTATGGCTACGCTTGTTGAGTTTCGCTCTAAATATCCTCAATATAACGATATGCCAGACTTGGCATTGGCTAACTCTTTGCATGAAAAGTTTTATGCAGATATGCCAAAGGCTGACTTTTTTAAATCTGTTGCTTTAAGTCCTGCCGCGCTGATTCCTGACAACGAAAAGATGATCACTTTGCCAAAGAGCATGACTCCTGTGGCAAAGACAGAACCATCAATGCAAGATCGTATTATGGGCGTGATTGAAACTCCATTGGCGCTTGGCGCTACTTTGGGCGGCGGTTTAATTTCACCTATTGTCGGTGTTGTTGGTTCTTTAGCCAGCGGGAAGTATGGTACACAAGAGGGCGTTCGTGCTGGTCAAGAAGCCATGAAGTCGGTGCAATATCAACCGCGCACACAAACAGCTAGAGAGGCTTTAGGTGCTGTTGGTGAATTCTTACAGCCATTGTCAGCATTGCCACCAACCCTTGGCGCAACTGGTACAAGCCTCAACGCTTTGGCTGTCCCTGCTATGCAACAAACAGGTGCAATGGCTCGTCAAACATCTGTGCCAGCCGCTAATGCTTTGGCTAAAGTTGTTCAGCGTGAGCAAGCCCCTTCAATGCAAGGAATGGGCGCTGCTCAGACATCTGAACAATTGATGCGTGAAGAAAGATTTAACCGTTTTGGAATTCCTACCTTAAAGGGTGAACGAACAAAAGATTTGGCACAACAACAATTTGAATCTGAGGTTCAAAGAGGCGCATTGACTGGTATTTCCGAAGATACTAAAACCAAATTAACTGAAAAAATGCGTGGGTTTAAGGTTGGTCAAAAAGAGGCCATTCTTAATCAATTTGAGCGCATGACTGAAGAAGTGGGCGGCACAGTTGATCGCACAACGCCTCGCGCAGTTGGTAATATTGTTGACAAAACAATAAGCGATCTATACACCAAAAAGTTTGACAATTACAAAGCGCTTTACAAGAAAGCAGATGATTCAGGCGAAACTTTAGAGCAAGTTCCTTACCAAGCCTTGCTTGATTACATTGGAACAAAAAGCACTACACGCCGTGAAAAGTTAGACCCAATTTTGAATGATGTGGCTGAATTGTTAGCCATGAATGACCCGCAAAACACGGGGACTATTTCAATTCGTAATTTGGAAGACATTTTTCAAGTGGTTGGAACTGCCAAAGATTCGCCAAGTGCTAAACCATTAAAAGACTTAATTACGCAAATTGGTGATGGTGCTGGCGGAAAGTTGTATCAAGAAGCTCGTCAAGCCAGAACACAACTGGCTAAAGAGTTTGAAGATGTATCTCGCGTTGACAAATTGCTAGGCACTAAGGCGGGTTATAAAGACCGCCGAGTTGCATTAGATGACGTTTACAACCATGTTGTCGTTGATGGTTCTTTAGAAGAAATGAGAACTGTAACTCAACTGCTTAAAAAAGGCGGTCCAGAAGGGCAGCAAGCATACAAAGAATTGCAAGGCTATACCATACAGCGCATGAAAGATTTGTTGCTTAAAAAAGGTGACGAAACTGACGCTATCTTGTTAAACAATTTTAATAATTTTGTTACTCAACTTGATCGAGAAGACAAATTAGCTTATATGTTTGGCAAAACTGGCAGAGACACACTTCTTGATTTGCGACAAACTATTAAAGATGTAATGGTCAAAGAGCCAGGCGCTGTAAACTATCCCAACACTGGTGGTGTTGTTTTGCGTGGTTTAGAAACATTGCTGAAATTACCAGTAAAAGTTCCTGGCTCAAAGACAGCAGCGGAATGGGCGCGTGAAAGACAATACACTAAACAACTTGAAGAAGCCCTAAAACAACCAAATAAACTAGCGCCTACGCAAGGTTCTAAGAATTCTCTTGCCCCATAATGTCTCAAGGATAAAAAATGGCATCACTATCACCCACCCCTAAACTACAGTTCTTCGGGACTGATGGTTTGCCACTTGTTGGCGGTAAGTTGTACACCTATGCGGCTGGCACAACTACGCCATTGGCTACATATGTAGATCACACAGGCACGACGACCAACACCAACCCTGTTATCTTGGATTCCAATGGGCAGGCAAACGTGTGGTTGCCTGAGACAACTAGCTTTAAGTACATCCTCAAAACAGCCGCTGAAACAACGCTGTACACGGTTGACTATGTGTCAATCCCGCTGACGACCAACTCGTTTGCTTCGCCCCCTGCCATTGGTACAGGCACACCAAACTCTGCAACATTCACGACTCTGAATGTTACTGGCGCGGCGATCTTTGAAAGTACCGCTGACTTTACTGAAGACACAACCTTTGACGCTGACGTTGACATTGCTGGCAAGCTCACGCTGTCAGGCACAGGCGCAGCCAAACTAAACGTAGGCACAACTGCCCAACGCCCCGCTTCACCTGTGGATGGCGATATTCGTTACAACACTAGCAATTTGAGATACGAAGGCTACAGTAACGGCGCATGGGGTCAGTTGGGTGGTGGTGCAACTGGTGGTGGTACAGATCAGGTGTTTAACTTGAACAGCAAAACCGTCAATACAAGTTACACGTTCCCCACAAACTTCAACGCAAACTCTGTCGGCCCTATCACCATTGTTGGCGGCGCTACAGTTACCCTTCCTAGCGGTAGCCGTTGGGTTGTTCTTTAAGGAAAAATTATGTCTCTTGTTTTAACAGGCTCAACTAGCGGAAGTTGTACGCTACAAGAACAAGCTGTGGCGGGAACGACTACGCTTACTCTGCCGACTATCACAGGTACTGTTGGTATCTTAGTTAGTGGTACGTCTGTTGCGTCTACTTCTGGCACAAGCATTGACTTTACTAGCATTCCTGCTGGCGTAAGGCGCATCACCGTTATGTTTAATGGTGTAAGTACAACTGGCACTTCACCACCCCAGATTCAAATTGGCTCAGGTAGCGTAACAACTTCTGGCTATCTTGGCTCAAATACTTTTCTTAACGCTACGATTGTTGGAGGCGCAAACTTTACAACTGGTTTTGGTATTGGTGTTAGCGTTAGTTTGTGGAGCGCGGCTACTGTTTTTCACGGAACAATTGTTTTAACTTTACAAACTGGAAATACTTGGGTGTGTAATGGAAACAATGGAACGTCTAACGCAGTAGGCACATATTTAACAAACGGTTCTCTTGCACTTGGCGGGACTCTTGACCGTGTACGCATCACAACCGCAGGCGGTACAGAAACATTTGACGCTGGTTCTATTAACATTCTTTACGAGTAAACATCATGCCTACAAAAATCATTGTTGATCTTGCAACTGGTCAAGTTACTGAAGTTGAACTTGAAGGCGCTGAGTTGGAGGCGTACAACGCTTCGTTGGCGGCTCAAGTTGTTGCACCACCCGCTGAAGTTGTTGCACCACCTGCTGAAGAGGCTAAATAATGTCTGTCATCATCAACGCATCAACAACGTCTGGTTTAACCCAGACTGCTGACAACAGCGGAACGCTAGAACTACAAAGCAACGGCACGACTAAGTTAACTGTTAGCTCTACTGGCGCTTACGGTCAATTGATTTCTGGTACTGCTGTTGCTTCAACAAGCGGTACGTCTATTGACTTTACAAGCATCCCTTCATGGGTCAAACGTATCACCGTAATGTTAAATGGGGTTAGCACAAGTAGCACAAGTGCTTTGCTAATTCAAGTTGGCTCTAGCTCTGTATCAACTTCGGGTTATACATCAGTATCCCAAAACGTAAGCACAGGAACATCGTCATCGGCTGGTTTTTTGTTAAATGGTTCATCAGCAGCCGCACAAACTTACACTTCAGTAGTTCCAATCTGTTTGGTTAGTTCTAATACTTGGGTGACTAGCGGCGTACTTGGTATCGGGTCAACGGCTACTAACATTACAACTTTTTCAGGTTCTAGTCCTGCATTGGGTGGCGCTCTTGATCGAGTTCGCATAACGACTGTCAACGGCACAGACACTTTTGACGCTGGTTCAATCAACATTCTTTACGAGGGCTAATCATGTCAACAATTATTGATGGCTCCGCAAGCGTCACGATTAATTCAGGTGCTGTTCTAGGCATTACGTCTGGCACAGCCGTAGCATCCACATCAGGCACTAGCATTGATTTTACGTCTATCCCTTCTTGGGTGAAACGCATCACTGTGATGTTTAATTCCGTGTCAACAAACGGCTCAAGTATTCTTCAAGTTCAACTTGGTTCTGGTTCTATTGATGCAACGTCATACACTGGCTCTGCAACAAATATTGACAATGCTATTGGTGGTACTGCTAACTCTACTGGTTTTTTATTGTCTGATGCAAACAGCGCAGCAAGTACCATGATGGGTATAGCCACAATTGCGTTGTTAGGAAGCAATATTTGGATTTTTAGTTCAAATGGCACATTAGGTTCAGCCGCACAAAGTAATACTGTTGGTGCAGGCGTTAAGACGCTTTCAGGCACTCTTGACCGTTTACGCATCACTACAGTAAACGGAACCGACACCTTTGACGCTGGTAGCATAAATATCTTGTATGAGTGATTCTGTGGAAACAAAGTTGGCGGTGCATGAAGCCATCTGTGCCGAGCGTTACAGCCGCATAGATGACCAGCTTACGTCTGGCGAAAAGCGCATGACCAAGATTGAATACCTGCTGTATGTGGTGATCTTGGCTGTGCTACTTGGCCCAGGCGTGGCGGCTGAGTTCATCAAGAAGTTGTTAGGCATCTAAATGTGGACCCAATCAGTCTCCTTCTTATGGCACAGAGTGCGGTTGGGGCTATCAGGGCTGGTTGTCAAATGCTTTCAGAAGGTAAGGCAGAAATTGGCAAGTTTAAAGAGCAAATCAAAGGGGGCGTAGCAGATGCAAAAGCAATCTTCAAAGAAGTCACAGGCATCTGGGGGTGGATTCAGTCTCTGTTCTCCACTGAGCAAGCCAAACCAAAACAATTGGCCCTTCCTACTTCAGAAGCAAAACCAAACGCCAAGCCTGTTGCAAAAGCAAAACAAGAGTTAAGTTTTGAGGAATTCCAAGCAAGAGCCGTACACGACATTTGCGAGAACCTTAAAATTTACTTTGAGGCTATGCGCCAGCTAAAAGCGCATTGTCGGGAACTTGAACAACAAGCCCTTGTGACCGAGCGAGTTGCCGACAGCGCGATTGATCGTATTGAAATGGAATGGCAAATGAACCAACTTTCTGCCCAACTAAAACAATCCATGATCTACGGAACGCCAGAATCATTGGGGCTAGGCGCTTTGTACCAAGAGTTTTTGGTCAAACATGGCGAAATCCTAGAAGAGCAGGAAGTTGCTAGAGCGTTAAAAGCAAAGAAATTAAGAGACAACGCATGGCGACAAGAACACCGCAACCAAATTCTGATCGCCAAGGCAACTTACGCAGTGGCAGTAGCAATGGGGTTCCTTCAACTGATTGGAATGTATTTCACTCTATGAAGGAATTTTGGTTTTGGGTAGCTATCGTAACGCTAATCATCTTTTGCTTGATGGGGTTGTCGCTTGCCATAATCCATGTCAACAAACAAATTCGAGAGCTTGAAGTTTTAATAACTAGACTTGAAGAAAAAAACCGCAAACAACAACTTTTACTAAAGAAATACTACGATGAATGATCTACTCAATCTTCTCAAGGGTATTGCGCCTACTCTTGCAACTGCTGTTGCTGGTCCTCTTGGGGGCGCTGCCGTATCTGCCATTGCTAATCGGCTTGGTGTTGGAGACAGCGTAGAAGCGGTCGCCAAAGCCATTGCAGGCGACCCAGCAGCCGCAGCCAAACTGCAAAAGTTAGAACTTGAATATGCCAAGCTAGATATGGCGAACACCGCCGATGCGCGGGACATGAACAGCAAAATTCAAGAATCTGCCAATGCTGCATGGATTGCAAAGAACGCCGCCTACATCCTTGACTTTGCAATTGTGAGCGCAACCATTATCATGACTTGGATTGTGTTTTTTAAAGGCGTGCCTTCTGAAAACAAAGAGATTGCTTACATGGCTATTGGTTCGCTAATTACCATGTGCGGTACTGTTCTTAACTTCCATCGTGGTTCGTCTGCTGGTAGCAAATCCAAAACTGAAGAAATGATGAGAACAATCAAATGAACTTAACGCCACACTTTACTCTTGAAGAACTTACGCACACCGACCACCGTGAGTTTGACAACACGCCCAATGATGCTGAACTAGCTAACCTAGTGCGTCTAGCTGACTTCTTAGAGCAGGTTAAAGCTGTTTTAGGTGGCAAGCCAATCATGATTAATTCTGCTTTCAGGTCTAAGCAGGTGAACGATGCTGTTGGCTCTAAAGACACAAGCCAGCACCGCATCGGTTGTGCTGCCGACATTCGTGTGCCAAGCATGACACCAGACCAAGTTGTGAAAGCCATCATTGCCGCTGGTATTGGCTACGATCAAGTAATCCGTGAGTTTGATCGCTGGACACACATTAGTGTTCCAAATACTGAAGACACAGCGCCTCGCAAACAAGCGTTAATTATTGATAAAGCTGGCACCCGCGCTTATTCATAAATAATTCATACTGCCAACGTCTAATGCGCTTATGAAAATTAAGCGCGTAGACATTCGCCATTCTCAAATACAGAATGAATTGTCGGTACTTCAAAAGAAGTGCTTACCTTTTGATGCGCCTTACAACACAAACTTAGGGTACTGGTGGATAACGTATGACGCATTTAATTTGCCGTGTGCTTTTGCAGGTCTTGTTTGTTCTGTGCGCTGGTCTAACGTGGGTTATTTGTGTCGTGCAGGCGTGTTACCTAGTCATCGTGGACACGGCTTACAGAAAAAACTTATTCGAGCGCGAGTTAGGCAAGCCAGAGCATTAGGCTGGAACTGGCTAATTACTGATACATACCAAAATCCTGCATCTTCTAACAGCTTGATTGCCACAGGCTTTAAATTGTTTGAGCCATCTAACCCTTGGGGTGCTAACGGCACTCTTTACTGGAGACTGAAGCTATGAAGTTTGATGCTCAATTAGCAAGCTATGCAACGGTGCGTGAACTTGAATATCTTGAGGCTTTAGAAAAGTATGGAAGCGTTAGACAAGTTGCCATCCAGTTAAATGTTGATAGAAAATCTGTCCGTAAAGCTATTGATCGGCTTAAAAAACGAGCCGCAATAAGTGGCTATAGCCCTGAGCATGACATGGTTCACCCCGTACCAGACGGGTTTAAAGTACGCGGTGTCTCTACCTACTACAACAATGATGGCAAGGCTGTTGGTCAATGGGTGAAGTCTGGCATTGACGATACACGCCAGCAAGAGATCATCAAAGAAATTGTTGACGGGATGTGTGAGCAAGTGCCTCGCGCAGATGTGACTATTCCTCCAATTGGAACATCGGATAACCTTTGCACAGTTTACACGCTGACCGACAGTCATGTTGGTATGTTGGCGTGGCATAAAGAGGGCGGTGAAGATTGGGATTTAAGCATTGCTGAACGTACCCTTGTAGGTTGCTTTGAGCAGATGGTACAAAGTTCGCCAAACGCCTCAATATGTGTTGTTGCACAGTTGGGAGACTTCCTTCACTATGATTCTGCGCTGTCTGCTGTAACACCACAAAGCGGGCATAGCTTAGACGCTGATGGGCGTATGCCAAAAATGGTTAAAACCGCCATTCGTATCTTGCGTACAGTTGTTGCTAAGGCGCTTGAGAAACACCAAAAAGTGGTACTACTTTTAGCAGAAGGTAATCACGACATTTCTAGTTCGGTTTGGCTTCGTGCCATGTTCCAAGCCTTGTATGAAAACGAGCCGCGCATACAAGTAATTGATAGTGAGCTACCTTATTACGTTTACCAACACGGCGAGACAATGCTGGCTTGGCATCATGGGCATTTGTCAAAAAACAACGCTTTGCCAATTCTTTTTGCTTCACAGTTTCCTAAAGTTTGGGGCAACACAAAAAAACGATACGCCCATGTTGGACACCGCCATCACGTTGAGGAAAAAGAACACAGCGGCATGACCGTTATCCAACATTCAACCTTAGCGGCAAGAGATGCTTATGCTGCCCGTGGTGGCTGGATGAGTGAGCGCCATGTAACCAGCATTACCTATTCAGATAAGTTTGGTCAAGTAGCAAGAAATACTGTCACCCCAGAAATGCTTTCTTAATTTGTCACACACTTGTGGCAAGATTTCATCACAGCAATAGGGCTGTTTTTTTGGAGTTGCCATGTATAAAGTAGAGATTGACATTTCGGCTTGGGGCGGTGATGAAAAGGTTGTTATTGAGACTAACGACTTTGACAAAGTTCAAATCATTCAAGAATTCATTGACTTACAAATGGAAAATGGTTGGGCTGCTGACTACGAAATGGTTGTAGAACTTGACGAAGAAGACGAAGAAGACGAAGAAGACGAAGACGAGCCAGCAACCGTCTCCACCTACGTTGTCACTAAGATTGAAGATTAATCATTTTTAAACCTTCCCGATTTGTCACGGTTATTGTGCTTCGGGAAGGTTTTTATTTGTTCATGTACATCTAGAAAGTAATCTAGGTTTGTACTTTCGTGTTTAATCTTTAACCTTGGCAATATCCTTTTTACCAGTTTTTTTTCTGGTTTAGGCCAAGGCGCACCTGGCACTAAAACTGTTTTTACCATGTTGTCACCAATGTAACTATAAGAACTAGCCCCGCCAAGATGTGCATATCTGTTATTTCAAACATCTGTTTCCCCGATCATTCTTTTTGTAGTAAACAAGTCTTTATGCTGTGGATGTTTTGCTTTCCACAACCTAGCATAAAACGCAATGTAGTCGTTGCTGATCTTAAAGTCATCACCCGTGGTAACAATGTTTGTTTCCCACCTAATCCTGTTGATGATTAGCCAATGACTAATGCGTGTTCGGCCTTTGTTGACAGCTTCGTAAGCAAAGCGCTCAAACAACTGCCAGACATGAGGGTTTGCTTTGTGCCATTCCCACCAAGCCTCTTTTTTCTCTTGAAATGTTTTCATATTGGTACATAAAAGGTGGGGCTACTCGCCATTGGCAACTGCAAATTGCTGACTTTCACCCCGTTGTTTAGAAATCTATATCGTCAAACTCTTGTTTCTTAGGCTTTTGATCGCCTTCTTTGGGGGTGAAAAGGTACGCCCACCCTTCCCAACCGCCCTCAACCAAAGGCACTTGGTCAAGTTTAAGCATCGGACCTTTCTTAGTCTCAATGACGCTGCCGATACGTTGGTAACGCACTTTCTCTTGTCCGTCTTTCTGATACGTTCCTGCGCGAACAGTCACTTCATAGATTGTTGCCATGTTTTTCTTTCAATTCGTTAAGTTTCATAATTTTGCCATCCAGTTCGGTCAGGAATTGGACAACTTCTTTCTCCAACATTTGAATGTAAGCATCGTCACGGGGTACGCGCTTTACAAACAACTGAAGTCCATCTGACATTCGTGGGTCGAATGACACGAAGTCTGCCCATTTTCTGCCCGTACACGCGAGCTGCCAGGCGATCTGCGTCAAATATTTGTTAGGCACAGTTTGGCTCAAAAGCGTATCAATATGTGTGGCTGTGTTTGGACATTTTATTTCCAAAACGCCATCATCACTTACCAAGCCATCAGGAGAAGCGCCAGCCTGCTCAATTGTTGGATGGGTAATCATGGCAACTTCGTCAACTAAAACGTCAGCATGGGCTTCGTATGCCGCCCTAGCTAGTGGTTCAGTCTCAGTACCCCATTGCATAGCTGCATTGGTAAACGACTCCCCAACTGTGCCTGTCATGCGCTCACAGACCAACTGAGCCATGTAGTTTTCACGGCTTGTTGAGTAACCCGTTTTAGTCTTGGCGATAACGTCAGCAACCCGTGAGGCAGTTACTTTGCCAAGCCGCTGTGCAAACCATTCTGGCGAACCTTGCTCAATCATGATAGTGCCGCTTTCTTTTCGTCTTTAGCTGCAATAATTTTCTTTTGCCAATTAGCGTCTGTGCCGCAAGCCTTGTACGCTAACTGGTACGCTTTTTTCAATGAATCTTCATCAGTAGCGTCTTGGATTGCTAACAGGTGATCTGCCATTAAGTTGGAATCCACAGTAGTCTTTGCTGGTCGTGTAGCTGCATTGCCATCATCATCTTCAGGGGCAATGCCGCAAGCCGCCATCAAGCTGTAGCGTCTAGCGTATGTCAGCGCCGAGCCATAACCTTGTGGGTCTTGTTTACTAGCAGGAACTTGCAAGATGCCACATTCAAGCATTTCGCCTGATTCGTGAATAAACACAGTCTCAATCATGATGCCTGTTGAACAGTCGTAACACTTCTGAATCATGGCAATTCCGTTATCGTTTAAAGCGTCTATGACGGCCTCAACGCAAGCGGATAGGTCAGCATATCGGCTACGGAAATGCGGGTTTGTAGCGGTCTTTAAAGCAGGGCCAAAGGCTTTCTGTGCTTTGACCAAGGCGGTGGCAATTTGTTTCATAGTCCTGTCCAAATCAAAATGAATACGGTGAAGGCGGCAACAACATAAAGAACACGCAAGACGCGCTCATGCAATGGTTGTTTTGGGGTTGTGAGTTCGGGGTAAAAAGTGCGTTTGGGTTTCATGTTTGCTCCATCATTTCGTTTGCCAAGTTAGTCATACGCATAGACTCTGTGGGATTGAGATCGTATGTGATGTTGTACAAGCTATCAGCAAGAAAAACAAAAGCATCATTTGGGTCATCAAAAGCGACAATGACAGCGCGGTTCATGCCGCTGAAATTTACGCTAGTAAAGATTTGATGTGCAAACTGATCGGGGAAGATGTAAGTGCGTTTCATAAAGTTTCCTAAGTTACCGCTTGCATTGCGCTACGGGATGACTGAAGTGTATAGCAATTTATACAAGAAATCCATTCACACATAAAAAAAGTGAAAAAAACTGCTATATGTTGTATTTTTGTCGAATTATCTATACAATGCAACGAATGGACATTGAACAGATTATCAGAAACGCAGGCTCACAGAGTGAGCTTGCTAGGTTGTTGGGTGTGACTAGGGGCGCTGTTTGGATATGGAAGCGGGATGGCTTGCCTAAGTCTAGAATTTGGCAGTTGAAGTTGTTGAAACCTGAATGGTTTAAGGAGCAATCATGAGTTACGCACAAATTGAAATGGAGATTGTTCGCCAGGTAGAGGCAACTCGCGGCATTGACGACAGCATTGACTTTGATCTTGAAGCCATTGAAGACTACATGGAATCGTTGGCTTGGTTCAATGAACAAGACAGCCCAGACAAGATGGCAAAGATGATTGGCTGGATTGGCATATCGTTGATTAGCATTTGCGCGACATTGGATGTAAATTTTGTAGAATGTTTGGAACTTGCCCACAAGGAAAGTGAAAGTAACCAAGAACCGTTTGATAATGACGATTCCTAAGTTATAATGTTTTGAAACGAGGCTAGGTGCGAAGTCATGAGCGCACCGAAAAGAGTTACCCCTTCTCCTGCCAAAGTTTCTTTATCAAAGGGGCTGTTAAAAAGCGGGCTATATGCACTACTACCAGCATCACATTGGTGACTTCATCAAGGACACATCGTTCTTGACAAACGAAGAAGTCGGCATTTATTTAAAACTTCTGTGGCTTTATTACGACACAGAACAACCATTGCCAAACGCAATGTTTGAACTTTCCATGAAAGTCAATGCGCGTGATCAACAAGATGCATTGGCTGGACTTCTTGAAATGTTTTTTAAATTAGAAGACAACGAATGGCATCACACACGTTGCGACAAAGAAATTAAGCATTACCACCAACAGCTAGACACAGCTTCTAAAGCTGGAAAAGCATCAGCGGCTAAACGGGCGTTGAACAAGAATCCAACGGGCGTTGAACGGTCGTTAGAGTTACGTTCAACAGACGTTCAACCAACCAATAACCAAGAACCAATAACCATTAACCAAGAACCAAAGGTTAAGACGCAGCGCGGGTCGCGCTTACCAAAAGATTGGATTTGTGAAAATTCTTGGGCTGAATGGGCAAGGAAAGAAAGACCAGACCTAAACATTACTAAGGTGGCTGAATCTTTTTATGACTACTGGATTGCCAAACCTGGTGCTGGTGGTGTGAAATTGAATTGGGAAGCTACATGGCGTAATTGGGTTCGCAGTCAATCAACACCTAAGACTTTTGCCAACAAATACGATGTAGCGCACATCACTACTCCACCACCGCCAAATCAAGACGCTGCTTTGCGGAAGATTGAGGAAGACCGAAAGAAGGCTGTGCCGCCATCATTGGAGACATTGGCTAAATTGGCAGAATTAAGAAAGAAGGTGGTATGAATGAGCTGGCTTTATTCGCAGGCGCTGGTGGAGGAATACTTGGGGGAAAACTTCTCGGATGGCGAACAGTCTGCGCCGTTGAATGGGAACCCTATCCAGCAAGCGTATTGTGCGCCCGACAAAATGACGGTTTTCTCCCGCCTTTCCCGATTTGGGATGATGTTCAAACCTTTGACGGAAAGCCGTGGAGAGGAATTGTTGACGTTGTATCGGGGGGTTTTCCTTGCCAGGACATATCAGCCGCAGGAAAAGGGGCAGGAATTGACGGAGAACGAAGCGGAATGTGGGGAGAAATGGCACGCATCATTTACGAAGTACGACCCAGATATGCGTTTGTGGAAAACTCACCAATGCTCACTTCTAGGGGACTTGGAAGAGTTCTCGGAGACTTGGCCTCAATGGGGTTTGATGCGCGATGGGGAGTGTTGGGAGCAGCGGATGTTGGAGCAAACCATCAGAGGGACAGAATCTGGATTGTCGGAAAGGCTGCCAACTCCACAAGCGTCAGATCACATAAGCAAGCCAACCAGTGCGTCATGGAAAGCAAAGGGGGGAATAAATTTCAGTCTGGGCAATCCAGAAATACAAGCGAAATGGCCTACTCCCGTGAAATCGGATTACGCAGCAAGAAGGCCGAGCAAAGGATGGAGGGGAACATCGGATTTGCCAAGTGTGGTATGGACAGAGACTGGTGGGCGAGAGAACCCGAATCTATCTCCCGCACAACTCAACGCGAGGTGGGTGGAGTGGCTGATGGGATGGCCTCTAGGGTGGACGAAATTAAAGCCCTTGGAAATGGACAAGTCCCATTGTGCGCCGCAACAGCATGGAGAATCCTAAGTGAACTACTTTGAAGCCCACAAAATACTTGACCAAGTTCGTGATAATGTGTCTTATAATATAGACACGATTAACAAGGCTTTGGAACTAACAGGTGACTTGGACATTGGAGACAGCGAGGGAGATGCAAATCCAGCATCTTTTAAGTATGGCTCGCAAGCCTGGCTGGATAGCCTATGCCAAGGCAAGGTCAGAGGAACTTGAAAAAGAAGACTTGTTTAAAGGTATCACCGATGAAGTGCGTAAGCGCTTAAAGGAGAAATCATGAACACGAAATTGAATCAAGCATTTGCTGAATTGGACTATGAACAGTCGCCTGAAGAAATACAGCGCGTCATTGATGTTTTAAACGCTACAGAAAAAGCGTGGTTAAACATGACTCAAGCTGATTACGACAGGCTGATTTGGGATGATGAGCGCCAAGCCATTCAGCGTGTTGAATATGAAATGAATGGCGTAGACGAATGATATTGGCTTTTGACATTTGTCGTTGCAATGGCGTAAAAGAAAACGAAAGTTTGATCACGCCTTGCGTTACTTGTGTCAGGGTGTTGCAAAACCAACCTAGTGGACCAAGATCGCCTTGGTTTACTGAGCCGCCTCTGAAAGATGGAAAGTGTGTGTACGTTGTACACATACATTGATACAAAACCCATAGATTTGTATAGATATAGGAACACAAAATGAATTGGCCTTTCCCACCATATCCACCAACCCCGTGGACTAAAGCACAAGAGCAAGCGTACCAACAAGCGCAACGCGCACAACTGCCAGAGGCTCCGCTATGAGTAAAGAAGCAATGAAGCTGGCGCTTGAGGCGTTAAAACAAATGCAAGCAAAGGCTAATTTTGAATGTTGGAATCTTGAAATTTGTGATAAAGCCATCAAAGCCCTAGAAGAAGCACTAGCCAAGCAAGAGCAGGGCGAACACTACAAAGGTGTGATTGAAGGCGTGCAAAAGCTCTTCGATGACAAGCGCAAACCAAAGCAAGAGCAGGGTGAGCCTGTGGCGTGGGATTTAAAAGATGTAACTGATGCTTACAAACTCGGAGCAAAGTCACAACAACGCACATGGGTTGGGCTGACGGATGAGGAACTAGAACCGTTATGCAAAGAATGGAGAGTTTTGTTCGGGAGTTGGACACAGGAGTTTGCCAAAGCCATCGAAGCCAAACTCAAGGAAAAGAACACATGAGCGGCGGACACTATGACTACGCGCAATACCGAATCAACGAGATTGCAGATGCAATTCAGCAGGTTATCTATCACAACGGTTCAACCGAAACAGACGAGTATGGATATGCAATGGGCCATCAATTCAGCCTAGAGACCATTGAGGAGTTCAAGAAGGGTCTCGCAATCCTGCAACAAGCGTTTGTGTATGCCCACCGTATGGACTGGCTACTATCGGGCGACGATGGTGAGAACAGTTTTCACAAACGACTAGCACACGACTTGGCCAAGATTAAGGAGGACGGCCATGATTGAAAATGTTGCAGGAATCATTGTTTTGTTTGGATTAGGCGCTTTTGCGGTGTTTTTAGTTATAGCCATCATCATTTACATGAGCATTGAAGAATGAGAAGGGCTGCGCGGGTAGACGCAAACCAAGAACAAATCGTTAGTGCTTTACGCGCTGCTGGCGCTTATGTTTGGATTATTGGGCTACCTGTTGACCTTTTAGTGGGTTACAAGGGGCATACATTCCTTGTGGAAGTCAAAGATGGGTCTAAAAAGCGTTTAACGAAGCTACAAGAGGGTTTTTTTGAAGGTTGGACTGGTAGTACCCTTTGCAGGATTGATGGCCCTGAAGCGGCTTTACGGATGATCGGTGTGGTTAAGTGAGATACGACCTTGACAACCCACAACAAGCCACAGCGTTAATGCTGAATCTTTGGCCTAAAGTTAAAGAGGCGTTATCTGCTGGTCAAAAGATGACCATTGAAATTAAGCCTGCTAGTAAAAGTCGTGACCAAGAGCGCAAATATCACGCAATTCTGAGAGACATTGCCGAGCAATCTCAGCACATGGGGTCGGTTTGGGATGCAGACGATTGGAAACGGCTATTGGTTTGGCAGTATTGCAAGGAAAAAGCAATAGATTCTGGCAAGGTCGTGCCAAGTTTAGACATGACGGGCGTTGTTCAGTTGGGACAGCAGACAAGAAAGTTTACAAAAGAGCAGGCAAGTGAGTTCGTGGACTTTTTGACGGCGTGGTGTGCAGAACATGGAGTAACGCTAAATGACGGCAATTCCTAAGTTTAGCTACTTGAGAAGCAAAGCACACCTAAAGAACGTAGCAAGCCTAGCCTGTCAGAACTGTGGGATTGAAGGACAGACACAAGCAGCACACTCAAACTGGGCAGAACATGGAAAGGGAAGAGGAATTAAGGCAAGCGATGAGTTCGTAGCTGCCTTATGTCAGACTTGCCATGCAGAACTAGACCAAGGTCAACATCTAAGCAAAGATCAGAGAAGGCAATTATGGGAAGCAGCGTTTGAGAGAACAAAGGAAAAACTGAGGGAAGAGAACAAGTGGATTTCGTAGAAGCCGTTAAGCCAGCAATCGAGGATGTTGAAGTAAGGAATTTTCTGGCTTTCTGCCTTACGTTAGAACGACCAAATCGAGGCTTCTACACTTAATGAAAAAGCATTAGTCTCGGAGAAGCTATCTCTACTATTCCTATAGGGTAAGACACAAGCATAGATAGGATAGACAACATGACTATTGGCGACAGCAAGAAAAGAGGTGACAATAATGAAAACCAATAAAATCAAGGGTTTAAGCACTTTTCGGCAAGAAATTGGATTATTACGCACACGCGCATGGGGTAATGAATGAAAAACGCAGTTGATTACATACCTGAAAGTATCGAATCGGAGAAGCCTGAGAAATTGCCTCGCATTTTGAAGATGGGAAGGCCAATGCTCTACCCGATCACCAACCCTATCTGGAAGCAAATAGCTGAAGGCATTAGCGCAGGCAAGAGCTTGACTAGCGTCTTGAAGGCTGAAGGAATGCCAAGCTACTCGATGGCTAGGCACATGATCACGCATAGTGTTGAGTTCCGCGCTATGTATGAGAAAGCCGTGGAAGACAGGGCAGACAAGCTGGCAGAGGAGATCATTGAGCTATCAGATGCAGAGATGCCTGAAGGCTTGAGAGGACCAGAAGCTAGTGCTTGGGTACAACAGAAGCGCTTACAGGTGGATGCTAGAAAGTGGGTAGCCAGTAAGCTAAAGCCAAGGACATATGGCGATAAGATAGATGTGAGTGTGACTGACGCTAGGATTAGTGTCATTGACGCTATCACAGAGGCGCAATCAAGGGTAACATTCGACAAAGCTAGTGTCACAGATGTCACTCCAAAAGACCCTGAATGACCCGATTACCCGCCCACCTTTGACCGAGGGGGAGGGGGTAGGGCCGAGGGGGGAAAGGTCACAGTAACGGTGGACCCGTGAACAAAATTTATTTTTTTGGAATAAAAAAGCCAAATCAAGTTAACTCACGAACAAAATTTATTTTTTTATGCCAATAAACAATTCGCTAACACCTGCAGGCCAAAACGAACTTGGAGCCGCCTTTGGTTATTACCCTAGTATGGGTAGGCGTAGGCTACAAGACCCTGTAGGGGCGACTGAAGTGCCTTTACAGATGCTTAGGGGTAGGGTAGCGGGTACGTTGGGATTGCCTTCTGATGTGTTGAATGTGGTCAGAAGCCCTATGCCGATGGAGATGTTTGGGGATGTTGATTACAGCCAGCAGAAACTTCTACCTTACGGGACTAGTCAGTTACTCAAGGAGTTGCCGTTAGCGCCTACATCTAGGGTTGGTGAGGTAGCGGGGGAAATTGGTTCGGTTGCGCCGATGACACCGATGGAGGCGTTACAGGCTGCTCGGTTGGCTCGTCAAACTGCAATGGCTGGTGGTCGGGTAGCAAAGCAGGGCGCTCGATTGGTTGGAGAAGAGTTCAATGCCGCAATGATGGGTCAGAGGCCAAACACGCTTCTTGGTGCTATTACGCCAAAGCCTATGTTTGCGGCAGAGCCTAATGCGAACCTGTTGGCAACAAGTGTTGGCAAAGAAAGGGCTGCTGTTTCGCCACTTGGTTTCTATAGTGCTGTAGAGCAACAATCGTTAAATATTCCGAGAAAACAAGGAACGGGCGCGTCTTTCTTGAATGATCTGATGAAGGGTCAAGATGTCAAGAAATATGAAATTGAGGCTATGGGGTTGGAAGACTTCCTAAAAGGCAAAACCAATGTGACCCGTCAAGAGGTGCAAGACTTTATTGCTAACAACCGCATAAATTTACAAGAGCGCCAATTGGGGGCAACTGTTACACCAGACCCAATAGGAATAGCCAAACGAGAAGAAATATTTAATAAATACAACCCACAAATACAGGCTTTGGAAAGCGAATATTCTAAATTTAACAGGGCTTTAGATGAGCAAACAATGGTTGCTAGAGATAATTTTGCCAATGCTCATGCCAGACTAAACACTCAGGGATATACGCCTACGGCACAAGATTACGAGGCTTACAACTTAGCAGAAGCAAAGTTACAACAAATTCGTTCTACTCCTCGCAGTATGAGTGACTTTCAGCAAAAGTCAGAAGAATTGAGAAACATGAGAGATACAGAGGCAAACGCGGCTTATGTAGTCCCAGAACCAACGCCTACTAAATACGAAAAATATCAATTGCCAGGTGGTGAGAACTACCGCGAAATATTGTTAAAACTGCCACCAACCGAAAATGTTGTACAGCAATGGATAGTTTATAGACCTAATGGTGCATCTATTGGTGGATATTCATCAGAAGAATATGCTAAACGAGCTGCACAAGAAGTAGGCGGTACTTACAAACAAGGCGAATCATTAAGAGGCGAGGCTGGTTACAGATCAAGCCATTGGAGTGACCCTAATGTTTTAGCCCACATGAGGGTTAATGATCGAGTAGACGCACAAGGCAAAAAAATGTTACTGATTGAAGAAGTGCAATCAGATTGGCATCAGGCGGGACGGGAAAAAGGATATGCAAGTCCTGCTGATAAAAAAGCATTAGAAAATGAATTAAATAATGTTGCTAAAGAAAGAAACGATTTGGTAGCCGAACTTTCTAAATACGAACAGCAAAATGGCTTTTTGTCGCTTGAAATGCAACAAAGATGGGATAAATTTAAAGAAAAAGAAGATTTGCTTAAACAAAAAAACAAAGACTTTTCAAGCCAACCACCAGACGCACCATTTAAAGATACTTGGCATCAACTAGCTCTAAAAAGAGCAATTAAGGAAGCTGTGGACAAAGGCTATGACAGGATTGGCTTAACTACTGGGGCGCAACAAGCATCAAGATATGACCTTGCAAAATCAGTTGATTACATTGATTACAAAACATTAGGTCATGGCGAAAATGCTAAATATTCATTAGGAATTGTTGATAAAAATCAACAAGGCATAGATTTGCCAAAAGAATATTACACCGCTAAAGAGCTACCCGAAATAGTTGGAAAAGAAATTGCTGACAAAATTATTAAAGGCGAAGGTCAATCTGGCGGTGGACGCATGACATTAAGAGGCGTTGATCTACAAGTTGGCGGCGAAGGCATGAAAAAATATTACGATGAGATATACCCCAACTTTTTAAACAAATTTGGCAAAAAGTATGGCGCTCAAGTAGGTGAAACGCGCATTAAAACTGGTCGCGGAGTGCCAGGCGGTGAACCAATACGCTATTTAGACATTACCCCAGAAATGCGTGATGCCGTTAAAAAAGGTCAGCCACTAGCATCTATTACAAACCAACTTGCAAACTCTTTGGCCTAAATAAATGCAAACTCCAATCTACAAGTCAGAAGAAGAACAAAAGCTAATGGTTGAACTGTGGTCGCCTGCAATTGCAGACGATCCCGAAGCGTTCGTGTTGTTTGCTTTCCCTTGGGGGCAGAAAAACACACCCTTGGCTAACTTTAGCGGTCCAAGAAAGTGGCAACGCGAAGTCTTGCGAGACATCACCGCCCACATTAAGAAGCAAAAAGGGCTGATTGACTACGAAACCATCCGCATGGCTGTCTCGTCTGGTCGCGGTATCGGCAAGTCAGCTCTGGTTTCTTGGCTCATTCTTTGGATGCTGACCACAAGGATTGGCGGCTCGGTCGTGGTAAGTGCTAACAGCGAGAACCAATTGCGCTCGGTCACATGGGCTGAATTGACAAAATGGGCAGCAATGCTTATCAATAGTCATTGGTGGGAGATTTCAGCGACAAAGTTAGTACCCGCACAATGGCTAACCGAGTTGGTAGAGCGTGATTTGAAGAAGGGAACACGTTATTGGGCGTGTGAAGGCAAGCTCTGGAGTGCTGAAAACCCTGATTCTTATGCGGGTGTCCACAACCAAGATGGCATGATGCTTATTTTTGATGAATCTAGCGGTATTCCTAACCCAATCTGGGAAGTGGGCGCTGGATTCTTTACAGAAAACACACCAGACCGCTATTGGTTTGCGTTTTCCAACCCCCGTAGGAACGAAGGCTACTTCTTTGAGTGCTTTCACGCTAAACGGGACTTTTGGACATCAAAAATCGTTGACGCTCGGACTGTTGAGGACACAGACAAATCAATTTATGAGCAAATCATTGCTGAATACGGAGAAGATTCAAGCCAAGCCAAGGTTGAAGTCTACGGAGAGTTCCCATCTGCGGGTGAAGACCAGTTTATCTCCCCAATGATTGTGGATGACGCAATGAAACGCCCCAAATGGAAAGACCTAACCGCCCCAATCGTGGTGGGGGTTGACCCTGCAAGGGGTGGTGCTGACTCTACGGTCATTGCTGTCAGACAAGGCAGAGATATTGTGGCGATCAAGCGATATAAGGGCGAAGACACAATGGAGATTGTGGGTCGCGTCATTGATGCCATTGAAGAATTCAAACCTACCCTGACGGTCATTGATGAGGGTGGCTTGGGTTACGGGATATTAGATCGACTGAACGAACAGCGATACAAAGTAAGGGGCGTGAACTTTGGAAACAAGGCAAAACAGCCACAAGCCTTTGGAAATAAACGCGCTGAGATGTGGAACGACATGAGGAACTGGCTAAAATCTGCTAGTATTCCGCAAGACAGACAGTTGAAGGCAGACCTGACGGGTCCGACAAAGAAGCCTAACTCGTCTGGGACTATATTTTTGGAAGGCAAAAAAGAGATGAAGGCTCGTGGCTTGGCTTCTCCTGACGCAGCGGATGCAATCGCTGTGACGTTTGCTTTCCCTGTGGCGCATCGTTCGTACACAGAAGTGGCTCGGCGCATTGTGACTGAACGCAGTGCGGTATCTAGTGGTTGGATGGGGGCTTAACATGGCAACAAAACAAGGTTTGTACGCAAATATTCACGCTAAACAAGAGCGCATTGCTGCTAGCAGTAAAGAGAAGATGAGAAAGCCTGGCACTGCTGGCGCTCCTACCGCCAAAGCATTCAAAGAATCTGCCAAAACAGCAAAGAAAAAATAATATGCCTTTGAAAAAATCACCAAGCAAAGAAGCATTCAAATCAAATGTGAAAGCTGAGATCAAGGCTGGCAAACCTGTCAAGCAAAGTGTCGCAATTGCGTATGCAGTAAAGCGGGAAGCCGCCAAGAAAAAATGACCCTTAAAGCACTAAAAGACTGCGTTATCATTGAGCGCGATGTAGAAAAGCATGAGTTATTTGTGCTTCCCGCTGGCGACCCAATGGAAACAGGCGTTGTCGTAGCCATTGGCCCTGACTGCAAAGACATTAAAGTGGGCGACCATCTGTATTTTGGCGTTGCACAAGAATTTAAACATGAGAACAAGCAATATCTTGTTATGCGTGAGCCTCATGTAACTGGAGTTTTAGAACATGGCTGATTACACAGGAATTGCCGCCGCAGGCGCGGTATCTAACGGCGGCGGCAAAGCCAATAGTTCATCCGATGTCTTGGCAACAGCGCGTAGCCGCCTAGACCAAGCAATCTCTGCTCTATCCGAAAGCCGTGAAGACGAAATTGACGATCTGCGCTTTTATGCTGGTTCACCAGACAACCAATGGCAATGGCCTGCTGACGTTTTAGCCACTCGCGGTGCGGTTCAAGGCCAAACCATCAATGCTCGACCTTGTTTGACCATTAACAAACTGCCCCAACACGTTCGCCAAGTGACGAATGATCAGCGGCAGAACCGACCAGGCGCTAAAGTCATTCCCGTTGACGATAACGCTGACGTTGAGGTTGCCGATATTTTCAACGGCATGATTCGCCATATTGAGTACATTTCTGACGCTGATGTGGCGTATGACACAGCTTGCGAGAACCAAGTTGCCTATGGTGAGGGCTATATCCGCATCTTGACTGAGTATTGCGACCCTGCTTCGTTCAATCAAGACATCAAGATTGGTCGGATTCGTAATTCTTTCTCGGTCTACATGGACCCGCTGATTCAAGACCCAACTGGCGCAGACGCTAAGTGGTGCTTTATTACTGAGGACATCCCCAAAGCGCAGTATGAGCGTGAATATCCCAATTCAGCACCGATTTCTACTTTGCAATCCTTGGGTGTGGGTGATCAGTCAATCAGTAACTGGTTGAATGAAAACACCATCCGTATCGCTGATTACTACTACGTTGACTACGAAAAGCGCACATTGAACCTGTACCCAGGCAACATTACTGCCTTTGAAGGCTCAATGGAAGACAAGCAACTCAAAGTCTTGTACGGTAAACCTAAGAACAAGCGTATTGTTCAAGACCCCAAAGTCAAATATTGCAAGATCAACGGATATGAAATTCTTGAAGAAGCAGAATGGGCGGGTAAGTGGATTCCTGTCGTTCGTATCGTAGGAAACGAATTTGAAGTTGACGGGCGTTTGTACGTTTCGGGTTTGGTGCGTAACGCCAAAGATGCCCAACGTATGTACAACTACTGGGTTTCTCAAGAAGCAGAGATGCTGGCTCTTGCGCCCAAAGCTCCGTTCATTGGTTATGGCGGTCAGTTTGAAGGCTATGAAGAAAAGTGGAAGACAGCCAACACCAACAACTGGCCTTACCTAGAGGTAAACCCTGACGTTACCGATGGTCAAGGCGCTGTGCTGCCCTTGCCACAACGCGCACAACCGCCAATGGCTTCTAGCGGTCTGCTTCAAGCCAAGGCTGGTGCATCGGAAGACATCAAATCCACAACGGGTCAATACAACGCCTCGTTGGGCATGGGGTCAAATGAGCGTTCTGGTAGAGCTATCCTTGCGCGTCAGCGTGAAGGTGATGTTGGAACATACCATTATGGTGACAACTTAGCCCGTGGCGTTCGTCACATTGCCCGTCAGTTGATTGACTTGATTCCCAAAATCTACGACACAGAGCGCATTGCGCGTGTGATCGGTGAGGATGGCGAAACAAAGATGGCAAAGATCAACCCTGACCAACAAGAGCCAGTTAAGAAAATTGTGGATGAAATGGGCGTTGTGATTGAGAAAATCTACAACCCTAGCGTTGGTAAGTACGATGTCGTGGCGACAACAGGGCCAGGCTACGCTACTAAACGCCAAGAAGCATTGGAAGCTATGGCTCAACTGCTTCAGGGTAATCCCCAACTGTGGACTGTGGCGGGTGATCTGTTCGTCAAGAACATGGATTGGCCTGGCGCACAAGAAATGTCTGAACGCTTCAAGAAGACAATTGACCCACAGATTCTTGCTAGTAACGACAAGTCTCCTGAATTGCAAGCGGCTGAACAACAAATTCAGGCAATGGGTCAAGAGATGGAAGCCATGCACTCAATGATTAACCATGTTGGTAAGTCTATTGAAGTTCAAGAAATGCAACGCAAAGACTACGAAGCGCAAGTCAAAGCATTTGAAGCAGAGACTAAGCGCCTTGCGGTTGTGCAGGCAAGTATGTCGCCAGACCAAATCCAAGATATTGTTTTGGGTACGGTTCACGGAATGATCACATCGGGCGACTTGATGGCAGATATGCCAAGCCAAGACATTGATGTTGGCATGGAAGAAATGCCACAAGAAATGCCCCAAGAAATGCAACAAGGAATGTTGCCAGAACAAGGAATCCCACAATGAACGCTTCGCAATTTTTAGGTCTTCTTTTCTTGGGTCGCAATGTGGCTCATTCCGTTCACTTGAACACTCGTAGCTTTTCTAAGCACATGGCTTTGAACACGTTTTACGACAAAATCATTGACCATGCTGACGCATTTGCAGAAGCCTACCAAGGGCGACACGGCCTAATTGGTGGCATAGCAATCCCTGCAACCAAGAAGACCGCCAACATCATTGAGTTTCTACAAGGTCAACTTGATGAGATAGAAAAAGGTCGCTATGAAATTTGCGACAAAGAAGACTCTTCGTTGCAACAGTTGATTGACAACATTGTTGAGTTGTATTTGACAACCTTGTACAAACTTCGCTTCTTGGCATAAGGATTATCATGGCAACCTATAACAAATTTCAGCCTGCAATTGAGAGCTTATTTGAAGGCATCAATTCAGGCTCAGATTCATGGGTGATCAAGTTAGCCACAGCGGTAAACCAAGCCGCAGGCACGATCACAGAAGTTGCAAACGGTAACGGCTATACCACTGGCGGTAACGCTGCCAGCACAACAAGCGCATCCCAAACTGGCGGTACGTTTAAGTTGGTGTTGGCAAGCCCTACTGTATGGACAGCTTCTGGCGCTGGTTTTACGTTTCAGTACGCAATTTTGACCGACTCAACCACTAGCACAAACGTGGCGTATTGGGATTACGGCTCAAGCCAAGCTGTAGCGGCAGGCGAAACAGTTACTGTAACTTTAGACGGCACTAACGGTGTCTTCCAAGCAACATGAAGATTGATTTCTCATTTGATACACAGTACGGCAAGTTTGCTGATGCTATTGTTTTTCCTGATGACCACACACTCACAGACGCTGAGATTGAAGCTATGAAGCAACAGCGACTAGACAACTGGATTGCCGCAGTAACTACGCCATTTGATGTTATTGATGTTGAAGTAACTGACGTTACGCCATCTGAGGAGTAAGCATGGCTGATAGGTATTGGGTTGGCGGAACAGGTACTTGGAGTTCAACAAGCACTGCAAGATGGTCTGCAACATCAGGCGGGGCTACTGGCGCATCTGTTCCTACTGCCGCAGATAACGTATTCTTTGATGCTAACTCAAACGTAGGGACGGGCGCATTTACAGTAACAATGTCAAATTCGCCAAGGGTCTGTAACAACTTCACAGCGTCAGGTCTTGATGGAACAATGACCCTTGCAGGTACAAGTATTGGTTTGACAGTATCAGGAAGTCTTACATTTCAAGCTACTAATTTTACTCGTACCTATACAGGCACAACAACATTTGCCGCCACCACAACTGGTAAAACTATAACAACCAACGGAAAAACGCTTACAGGAGGTGTTACCTTTACCGGTTCTGGCGGTGGTTGGACATTAGGTAGCGCATTAGATTGTGGAAGTGGCACTATTTCACATCTTTATGGAACATTTGATACTGGAGGCTATGCTGTTACTGCTGGAAGTCTTCTTTCTAATAGCAGTATTACACGAACTTTAAATTTAAATAATTCAACTATTATATTAAGCGCAACAAGTAGCGCCCTTGTACTTTCTGGTGGAAATCTTACATTTAATGCGGGAACTTCCTCAATAAATTTGACAAACGCTAATATCTTTAATAATAGTGAATCTGTTACATTTTATGATTTAACTATATATTCTGCAACAATCGTATCATTTAGCGGCGCAAATACATTCAATCGGTTAACTATTACTGCTAATAACACTAATACAACCTTTTCAAGTTCAAATACAATTAACATTTTAAGATCAATTAACTCTTCTTCTAATATTTCTAATTTTATTTTTAACGCAAATCAAACAATCAACAAGTTTGAACTAGGCAGCTCTAACTCGGACCTCAGCGCTAATCGTATAATGCTTCGCTCTAATTCTATTGGTACTCAGCGTTCGATAGCAATGACAAGCGGCTCTTTACTAGACAACGTTGATTTTAGAGATATTGCTATAACGGGAACTACGCTATCTGGAATAAGACTAGGAGACTGTAAAGGAAATAGCGGCATTACTTTTGATGCCCCAAAAACTGTTTATTATGCTAACACAGTTACTGGAAATTGGTCGGACAATGCTTGGGTGTCCACCCCTGGAGGCTTGGCAGACTCTACTCAATTCCCACTAGCTCAAGATACAGCCGTATTCCAAGCAAGCCCAAACCCCACATCGGGTGCAACGGTAACTATTAGCGCCAACTACAATATTGGTACAATAGATATGTCATTGAGAACGCCAGTTGGTGTAATAACTAACAATATGACGTTAGCAATGGGTTCAACTCAACCAGCAATTTATGGCAATTGGACTAACGGTACTAGCACAACTATAACTGGCGCATCAACTCTAACTTTTGCGGGTCGCCAAACACAAACTATAACATCGGCTGGAATAACATTTCCCGTAAATATTACTATATCTAATGTAAACACTACTGTCCGTATTGTCGGTAATTTGACTGCTGGTAACTATTTAACTTTAAATGACAGCACTTTGAATTTAAATGGTTACACGGCTAGTTCTGCATACTTTGAGGCAAACGGGTCGCCAAATTTAACTTTTAATGGTGGCACATTACAATTTACGGCGGGTTTTGAGGCTTCTTTTAGTGGGTTGACTACAACTCAGGGGTCTAGCGCAGGAAAAATTGTAGCAGGGGGTTCTAGCCCTACTTTTAATGGCGGTGGTCGCATATACAATTGCACATTAGAAATTTCTTCTTCTATAGGAATAAACGGCTCAAATACATTTACAAATATTACTAATACTGTAACGCCTGTAAGCATTTATTTTGAATATAATACGACCAATACATTTACAAACTGGAATGTAAACGGAACAGCTGGAAATCTAGTAACTCTGGACTCATCTGATGGTTCAGCTAGTTTTTCTCTCTCAAAAGCAAGCGGAATTGTAAGTTCAGATTACTTAAATATTAATCATTCAGATGCTATTGGAGGCGCTGCATGGTACGCAGGAACTCACTCAATAAAAGACGGCGCTACTTCAGGATGGATACTTACTGCTCCTCCTGGCGGGAATTACACAATCTCGGCAGACAACGGAACCTATGCTGTGACAGGCCAATCTGCTACACTTTTACGAAACAAGGTCTTGTCTGGCGGTTACGGGCTGTATACTTTGACGGGTCAGGATGCGATAATCACTTTTGACGGCGAGCCTGTTGTTGTTAGTGAACAATTGTTGGTTAAACTTCGGTCATTTACCGAAAGAAGGAGATTTTAATGGCTATCAACCTAAAAGCAATTACCTCTACGATGGGGTATCAGCA